TTTCATTTGATTTGAATGATTGGCATTGTTCTTGGCCGATCATTTAACAAACATCAAGATGGTCTGTGGTTTTGTGCTGCCTGAGTGAGGACAGCCGCATTTGTAGAGATGTCGGTTTTAATCAATTAATCTACATTGCAGGGTCTTCAGACCCTTTGTTAATTCTGCTTAGATTACATTCGCATTGAATTCCGGGGACCATCGTCCCACTGCACAATTGTTAGGCAGCCATACTGAACACCCCTGTCAGGATTAGCCCCCCTGATATAGGGATTATTAAGATATTGGAACATTGTGTGGTCAAGAAGGCAGTTCTGTGCCGGTTATGAAGCATGACAGTCTCGTTCCTATGGGAAGTACATCCATGTCGGGAGACCAAGGCGGCTCCCTGCTGTCGTATTGAGACGTACCACATTAGATGGTGTCATGGGAAGTAGAATTCCACGATTGGCTCACTTCATAACTCTGGAGCCTGTTTGGCTATGGAAAATGAATCCTCCACACGTTCACACAGCCCCAGTGCAGCAGACCGAGCATCTGTTGCCAGCACGTCCAGCTCATCATCTCCCGGATCCAGTGGTTCATCCTCTCCAATATTACACCGAAGATCTGATAAAGGAGATAAGAAATCGAAAGACCAGAAAGTTGACCGCCGAACTAGACGTCAATTGGGTAAATCTGGCAAGACCCTCGAAGAGGGAAAAGAGGATGCTAAGGAAGCGTTGGATAAGGCGCATTCTGGCAAGAAGGGTGACTCCCGCAAGTCCTCACATGTAGGCCGTGCAGATCGAGGTCCAAGATCTGAATGGCGTTCACGTGCAGTATCGTCGAGTCTTGATAGATCTCGACAAGAGCAGCTTGGAGCTCATGATGCCAAGGTGGACATATTAAACGACAAACTTGGTAAAGCTGAAGAGAAGATCAAGAAGTTGCAGGAGCAAATTGATGATGATGCTGCAGACAAGGCACATCAAGCTCAGATTGCGCTTCAACAAGCCCAGCGAAATGCACAAATTAGACAAATGATCAACAGCTTCCAAGTAACTGTCGGCCGTTTCCGTTCCATACGAGGATGGATTGCTGTTATACTTCTGGCCCTTGCACTTGTACTTTTCACTGTATTTTTAGGGCTAGATTTTATCAACAATCTAGATCTGTGTGTGAACACCCTGGTACCTCAAGAAGAATGTGTTTGCGACGAGTATTCTTGTGATTGCAAACTTATTGGCTACACAAGAGCTGGCAACTGTGTAGATTTGGTATTGGGTTGGCCTCAACTGATAGGATGCTCTGTGTGGGCGGTCCTATTTTACTTTTTCATTCAGGAGTGGTTAACATGTAATCCCACCAGGTCTTTTCGCTTTGTGAGGCAAATAGCAAAGCAAGACTTAGACGAGAGGTTTGATGCTCTTTCAGCCAAGGACATCACGCACATGGAGCCATTTCTGTTTGAAGTGGTCAGCGAATGGCAAGAACGTCGGAAGTTGAAAAAGTCAATTACCATGTTCGTGTCAGCAGAGCTGATCGCACAACTTCTCCCTCCTGCAAACACAGACTTTTCACTTGCTGATTCAGTTGTTTGGGAACGCATGGGACAGACGGTCAGGTCTATTCAGACTGTCAACTTTTCGAGATGGTATAGCATCGATGAGCGTTACAATGTTGCTCAAGATTCTCGGATTGTAGCATTTGCGTTGTACAGACACCAAAAATTGGCACGTGAGGAGGCTGGTCTGTATTTTCAGGAGAAACCGGCATTCTAGGTAAGGATGTTCTGGCTTATGGTTACCGTCTGGGTGAGGTTCAATTGCCTGCTCTTGAGGGAATTAAGAGTAGTGCTAGAATCTACAAGCCCAATGATGTAGATCGATACAAAAGGTCCCCAGTTAAGGTTCCATTAGGTCCAATATTCTCAGGTGCTACGCTCCCTCACGCTGACCCTGATGATCCAGAAACCATGATTGCTGGTGTATGTAGACGTGCCGCCGTCAAAGTACCAAAAGCAGATCGTCGTCTCCTTAGGCGATTTCGTGTATTCGTTAGGCGATGGCTTAAGCGGAATATTAAGCCAATTCCTGCCGATGCTGATACTAGCGTCGAGACATGGCTTGCGCACTGCAACAACTATACCCTAGCCAGGAAAGCTGAGTTGCAGAATGTTTGGGACAATGTCACTGTCCCAGGTTCTGAAAAGTGGCACTACTACTGTAAGTGCTTTATGAAGGACGAGAGCTATGTTAATTACAAACACGCAAGGGGAATTTATTCTCGTAGTGATGTGTTTAAGTGCATTTGTGGACCCATTTACAAACTCATGGAAGATGAGCTGTACAAACACCCATCGTTCATCAAGCATGTGCCTGTTGCAGATAGACCCAAGTATATTGTAGATTATCTCAATTTGGGTGAAGGTACTGTGTATTTAGCAACAGATTATACATCTTTTGAGGCCCTTTTTGTTAAGGAGCTGATGAAGGCATGTGACTTTGAATTGGATGATTACATGACACAACTTCTTCCATGTCATGATGATTTTATGAAAACTGTTCGTAATGTTATGGGTGGTGTGAATAGGTGTCAATTCAAGCACTTCACATTTGAAGTAGAGGCCACACGTATGTCAGGTGAGATGTGTACTTCATGTAAGAATGGTTTTGCTAACCTTATGTTTATGGAATTTATGTGCAAAGAGAAAGGCTGCAAATATACCAAAGGCGTTGTCGAAGGTGATGACGGACTTTTTGCAGTTGTGGGTACTCCGCCCGACACTAAAGACTTTGAGCAGTTAGGTTTAAAGATCAAACTAGAGAAGCACACAGACATATCCAAAGCATCATTTTGTGGAATTATTTTTGATCCTCTTGAGTGTATAAATGTGACAAATCCTCTAGAAGTCCTAGCTGATTTTGGCTGGACTAGTTCTCATTATTTGGCAGCAAAAGAGAACTCACTACGAGATTTATTACGTGCAAAGTCATTGAGTTTCGCTTACCAGTATCCCGGATGTCCTATTATATCGTCATTAGCTTGGTACGGCCTAAGAGTAACTGGTGGATTTCATCGGCTTGGTAAACTGTTGAAGTCTAAAGCGTTGAACACATGGCAAAGAGAACAATTGTTGAAAGCCCTGGAGTCCGAAACGTCCATAACAAAAATTGAACCAGGAATTCAGACAAGATTATTAATTGAGAAAATGTACAATGTATCTATTGAAGAGCAGCTTAAGTTGGAAAAATATTTGGATAATAAGGACGACTTGTTGCCTATTAAGGACGATGCAATTCTCAATTTAATGGATGCTGATTGGATTCATTATTTCAACAATTATGTATTTAATAGGCCTATTACACCATACTACCCAAGTTCACTTGGTCCACCTGATAGAGTGTTACCTTGGAGGTATGTACATGGTCGAAAGGGGGACTATGTTAGG